GAAATAACACATATAGATTTGGTTTGGAAAATGCCAATAAAGACACAACCATATCTGCCTATGATGGTAAGTGGCATACACACAAAGTTGAAAACAAAACCTATTATATTGATGGAGTAAGTCAAGGGGCTTTGTCTATTACAGACTTTACAGCAGGCAGAACATCTCGTTTGTTTAGTGTCCAAACTACAGGAACACTTACTGAAAACTATTGGCAGGTAAGAAGTTGCAAACAATACGATAATAATGGAAGAATTATAGCACACTTAATCCCTGCTTTAAGAACGTATGATAACAAACCTGGAATGTATGATTTAATAAATAGAAAGTTCTTAACAAATGGAGGAACTGGGGAGTTTGTATATGCTTATTAACAAGTTCGGGAACGAGGTCAAGATTATAGATTGTGAAAAACTCGTGGCAGAAGATGAGTTAAAGCAAGCAAAGATTCGGCACTTAAAAGCGGTGCGGATGAGGTATCTTGATTATGTTATCAAGATGAAAAGCCCTAGCGATAGGGTATTGGTCAACGCCATATTGGCAGAAAGAATGTTGAAACAAAATGAAAGGATATAAAATGACACCAGAAGAGCAAAAGAAATTGCAAAGACAAGCTAAGATTGAACGCTTAAGGAGATGCCAAAAGAGATACCGTATGTTGGAGAATGGGGCAAGCCACGCAGAATTAATTTCGTTGAAATGCGAGCAGGCAGTTATTGCTAAGAAGTTAGAGGTTTCCTCTAGAGACAGATAATTAAGAATGGGGGCTAAAATGAACGGAAAGTTCAAGGAGATAAAGAAGCTCATCATACTAGGACAACTTGCCCCCTACTGCACATACTGCGGAAAACAAATAACAAATCCAAACGATTTTACAATGGACCACAAACTACCTCTCTGTCGGGGTGGTAAAACGGTTTCAGAAAATTTAACACCTTCTTGCCTTCATTGTAATCAAGAGAAGGGAATGTTAACTTCTGAAGAATATATGGTTGTTTTGAATTTTCGAAAGTCAAAGGAAAGATAAAATAGCAAGGAATTAAATGCTGCCGATCATCTGAAAAAAAGTTAATAAACAGTTAAACACCCCCCAAAAAAACAAAAAAAGTGATTTTTCTTGGAAAATTCGCTTGACATATCTGTTTTTTCTGCCCATAATTGCCTTGTAGCGTGGCGGTGGTCGCCATAAAAATGAGAAAAAAAGGAGACAATATGGAAACACAACAAATCCAAAAAATCACGGATGCCGAGTACTTTGATGTCAAAGCACTGAGTGCAAGCCAGATCAAACAATTCGACAAGGGGGCATACTGGTTCTGGAAAGCCAGCCCATTCAACCCGGAAAAGGAACCAGAAAAGGAAACAGACGCTTTGGTGTTCGGTAAGCTCTGCCACTGCCTGCTCTTGGAACCAGATCACTTCAAAGACGAGTATGTAATTGTTGACTTCGGGGCCAGCAGAAAGAACAAGAAGTATGAAGTGGCCAAGGAAGAAAATCCAGGAAAGATCGTCATCACTCAGGATGAGTTCGACCGGGCCATGAAAATGATCGAAAACGTAAAAGGACACCAGCTGGCAAGTATGATACTTGACGGAGCCACCGCTGAAATGCCGTTCATGTGGACTGACCCGGAAACCGGAATGCCATGCAAGGCAAAACTGGACGCAATCAAGAGGACAAAGAACGGGATCGTTGTAATCGACTACAAAACCTCAAGCTCAATAGAAGATGTTCTTAGATATGGCCAAAAAACACAGTACAGCATCCAAGCCGAATTTTATAAAGAAGCGGTAAAAGCAAAATATGGAGAAGAACCTTGCGAGTTTGTCTTTATCATCCAAAGCAACGTTGCTGGTGAAGAAGATGTTGTGTGTGTAGCAAATGTTGAACCAGAGACACAGAGCGTGGCAAAAGAACTCATGAAATCTCATATGCAACAAATAAAAATAAAATTGGAAGAATGGGACAAAACAAAAGATAAAAGTGTCTGGGCAGCATATAAAGAAAGAGAACTTATCAGCTACTCAAATTATTACTTGACTTATGGAAAATAAACTAATATGTTGTTCACGTGGCTAGGGATTGCAACCTGAAAAGCAGAACCTTACTGCCTGCCACACTTAACAATAAGGATCTACAAAAGGAGTAGAAAATGAAAGAAATAAATATAACAGGGAAAAAATTCGGAAAACTGACAGCATTAAGAAAAGTCGGAAAAGATAAATGGTTGTTTAGATGTGACTGTGGCAAAGAAAAAGAAATAAAAAAGTCTAGAGTTTTAGAAGGAAGATCAAAATCATGTGGATGCATAACAAAAAAACACGGTATGTCAGGAACAGCATTGGAAGCAACTATAGCCGCAATGATTCAGAGATGCACTAATCCTAAAAACCCAAAATATAAAAATTACGGGAAAAGAGGAATTAAGGTTTGCACAGAATGGATGAAAAATAGAAAATTATTCTTTGACTGGGCATTGAAAAATGGTTATAAAAAAGGTCTAAGCATAGATCGAATTGACAACGATGGAAACTACTGTCCAGAGAATTGCAGATGGATTCCTATTACGAAACAGTATGAAAACATGCAAAGAACAGTTTATATAAAATGGAAGGGGGAAATAGTGCCGCTTGTTAAAATACAAAGACAAGAAAATATAAAAAGATGGGAACTTTTAAAATATAGAGTGAAAAATATGGAAAGTGTAGAATAAAATCACACATTGACAAAGATAGAGAAAACGATTAAAATACAAAAAAGGAGGGAAAAATGGATATAAAACACGAACTAAAAAAAGCAGGAATCTATATAATTGCCTACTGGGACTCGCAAAACCCAAACGTAATTATGCTGACAAACGTAGAGAAGGACTACAATTATCTGCAACGGGGTAGGGGATTCCGACCAGCCAGCGAACAGGAAGAAATCCTGTATAATGCAGGAACAAGAATTTATGAAAAGAAAGTTCATAAATAGGTTGACTTTGCCTAAAAAATGGTGTATTGTCGCCAATGTCATAAACTAACAACTGGAAGGGGAAACACATGACAGAAGAAAACAAACAGCAATCTAAAGAGGTTGCTACAGTAGACGCAAACAACTTCATTGAAAAGATAAAGGAAAGCTGGAACCTCGTGCTTCCAAGCGTATGCACACCGGACAGATTTGCCCGAGTCGCATTAAGCTGCCTAAGGAAGAACGACAAACTGATCCAAGCCATCCAAACAAAGGAAGGACAGGTCAGCGTGGCAAAAGCCTTCATGCAATGCGCCGAGCTAGGAATCGAACCAGACGGAAGAAGGGCATACCTAATCCCGTACAAGAACGACGTCCAGCTGATCATTGATTACAAAGGAATTGCAGAACTGGCAATGAGGTCAGGATACGTGTCAAACATCCATGCAGACAAGGTGTGTGAGAACGATGAGTTCGTGTATAATGTCGGCACGATAGAAAAGCACATCATCAACTTCAAGGAGAACCGAGGAGAGCCATACGCATACTATGCGATCGTTACCTTTAAGGACGGAAATAAGAAGTGCGAAGTAATGAGCAAGGATGAAGTGGACGCAATCAAAGAACGGTCCGCAGCATGGTCGGCCTGGTTGAAATACAAAAAGACTTGTCCATGGAACACAGACTATGATGAAATGGCCAAGAAAACTGTGTTCAAACGGTTGGCAAAATGGATTCCTCAATCGCCTGAAATGCAACGGGCCATTGAAATTGATGACGAGGAATATAAAAAAGCTCCTGTTGTCATAGACACGACCGTACGGGAAGAAAACCCAGAGGACTATCAGGCGGTCCCTCTTGACCAGACGATCAGCGATATCCCGGAGGATGTAAATGATCCAATAGCCAAGGAAGAAGACTACATTGACGATTCCGCCTGGAAACTTGAAAATTAAATAAACTGGGGGAGGAAACTCCCCCCATAAACTCAAAGGGGGTAATAATGATTTATAAAGAAGACACAGTACAGATCCAGATAGCGAACTATCTGCGATACAATGGATTTCTATTCACTGCCACGAATGGTGGTGTGTTTGTTAAAAGCATAGCCATGAAAAGCCGGCTCAAGAGAATGGGGTATCTTAAAGGATGCCCAGACATGATTGTATGGATTCCAGGCGGAACGCTCTGCATAGAAGTCAAACGGCCAAAGGCCCTAAACTATTCCATCAAGTCCGGGAAGAACGTCATAACGGACGCAGGAGGGCGCCAAAGCGATGATCAGAAGGCTTTTGAGACAGCAGCTAAAAAGATACCTGGACACCACTACATAATCGCAGACGATCTTGAGGTTGTGGACAAATATATCAAAAACCATAAAATTAAACCAAGATAGTGATTATTTCGCTTGACAAAAGAAAATAATAATGATTGGATGGATAGTGCCAAAAGAAAAGGAATGTCATAGAAAGGAGAGGAAAGAATGACAAAAGCAGAAGAACTGGAACGAATTACCAAAAAAAGGGTAGGACGAACAATGGAAGCGCTAGAGCTTGCAGGAAGTAGCGAAACCCTTAAATCTGCCATAAAAAAGCAGATATGGGAATTTAAAAAAGACATAGAACGTAATGTACTAGAAACGGGGAGTCAAAATGCCAAAGAAATACACGCCAGCAACATTCCAACCAACGATTAGACCGTCTTGGGCAGGAATCCTAACCTATATAAGCGACAAAGAAAAAGCTGATATACTTGAAGCAATAATAAAGTTTCCGCAGGAAACATCCATAGAAAGCAAGTTTTGGGATGAAACAATAAAGCCGGACCTTGAAGAACAATATGAAAAATTCATTCGTGTGTGCGATCAAAGGGGGCGTGGAGCAAAAACATACTGGGGAGAACATAAGGATAACATAAGTTTACCTTATGGAGAACATAAGGATAACTTACTTAAAGGTCAAGGTCAAGTTAAAGATAAAGATAAAAGTGAATTAAATATAGGCAACAAGACCCTTAAGGGTGCGGATAACCCTATCCTTAAACTACAAGACAATACAATAAATGTCAAAAAAGTTAAAATTGAGCAAGGAAAGTTCTTCATGGATGATACCATACCGGAATACAAGGAAGCATTGGAAGGGATGACAGACGCAGAATCAACAAAACTCTGGAAATGGATCATGGACAGATACTACGGCCAAGAACTACCAATGGAAAGGATAGCGCAAATGATCAGGAAATTTAACAAGAGGGAATCAGCATGATAGACATACTCTACATAAAGGGCAAGCCTTCTGACAACCAAGACGAGGAAATGAAATACAGCCTAAGGACACTCCAACGGCACGTCCTTGACGCTGGCCGGGTGTTCATCACTGGACAATGCCCAGACTTCATAAACCAAGAAGAAGTGATATTTACGCCGGTAGAAGACATTGGGGCGCCGATGATAAATCACTGGTGGAAGGTCGACCAGACGATACGAAAGACGGATATAAGCCAAAACTTCGTTCTGATGTACGATGACATATTCTTCGTTAAGGACGTGAAGCTGAGCAAATACCCACTCTACAACAAGGGATTCCTTTGGGAAATCCAAACAGGAGGACCAGTGTACCAACAAAGCTTAAGGAACGCAAATGAATGGTTGTACGAAAACTATAAAACTGGATATGACTTCGAGCTACACATCCCTTTCATATACAACAAAACGAAATTCAAGCGTTTGAGAGAAGTTTTTGAAAAGATAAGGGGGGAATACCCAGGGATGGCAGTTCGGAGCGTGTACGGCAATTTGTACCAACCTGACGACAAAAGAATATACAGGAGAGATATCAAGATCAGGTTGCCAAACGAGTGGCCACAGGAAGTCATCGGGAACGCAGACTGCTTCTCTGTGTCCGACTTTGCTTTCCAATTCAGAACAAAACAATACCTTGAAGAAAACTACAAAGAGAGGAGTAAATACGAAAAATGATCAGCATAATCTTATCCTGCTACAATTCAAATTTTGAATACCTAAACCAACAAATCATATCAATCAGAAACCAAACAGAAAAAGATTGGGAGCTGCTGATATACAATGACGGAACACCGTGGCTAAAGTCATATGCAGAAAGTTGGGCAGATCAAAGAATCAAATACTTTGACAATGGACACCTCGGGTGCGTTGGCGCATTTAACTATCTATACGAGCGAGCCAAAGGGAAATACATAGCCATCTGCGACCACGATGATATATGGGAACCAGATAAACTTGAAACAGAAAAGAAGTACCTAGACGAACATCCAGAAATAGACTGCGTGTTTGGTTGGCTACACTGGTTTGGGGAAAAAGAAAAGATCGAGTCGTTCAGTATATCAGACGAAGATATATCAAAAGAACTATACTTTTGGGACCCAGTAAAGAATCCAACGGCCATGTTCAGAAAAAAAAGGTTTGGTCGCATGGACTCACCGTTTGATAAGTGCTGCGACTTTTGGTACTGGGCAATGCACAAAGACAGGCACTACCACCTGATTGAGAAAGTCCTTGTCAACTATAGGCGACACTCAGGCGAACTGACCAAAGACAAAACAGAATTTCGTCTCAACAGCGCAAGGGTCATTCAAACAAACCTGCGCAAAAGATTCAAAATAGCGCCGCCGCTTGAAATTTGTGAAATGTTGGACAGATACTCACCAAAATACGACCACGGGCTCAAAAGATTTGTCTCGGCAACGATCAACGGAACAAGTATGACCATCGTGTTCTGCATAGACGAAAACTACATAAAATATGCAAAGACATCAATTGAATCATACCGGAAACACAATCCTGACGCACAAATCATAATCGTATCGGAACGGCCTATTAATGGAATTGGGGAAGATGAAAACATAATAATCAAATTGCCAAGGATGTTCAGGAACAGGGGACAAGGCGACAGAATTACAAATACGGCGTACTTGAAATGTTTCCTGACCGACCTGCCATACGACAAAATCCTGTATGTAGACGCAGACACTGTCTGTCAGAAGAACCTCAAAGAACTTTGGGAAATGCCGTGCGAATACATAAACCTTTGCGAATCCCATAAATACGGGGAACAGCAAGCGAAGGCCATCGGCAACGAAAAATATGGATTAACTGGAATGATGGTAATGAACCTGAAGGCACTACGCAGTGAATACTTCAAAGAAAAATGCCTGCGTGAAGAAAAAATCTGCCCAACGCCAATAACAGGATGGCAACACGATGAAACATGCATCAATGTAGCAATGGGGGATAAACTGAAATTCATTGACCAAAAATGGAACTATTGCCATAACAGGGAATACGAAAACCCAATAGATGAAAAAGACGCATACATACTTCACTATGTTGGAAAAGACAAACAGGAAATGATAACACGGGAACGATACGCCAATATCCTGCCGATTAAACAGCACATAGAAGGGAAAAGCGTTGCGATCATTGGAAACGCAAGGAGTCTGTTTGACAAAGAGTACGGAGAAGCAATTGACGGACACGACTTCGTGATTCGGTTCAACAAAGGATTCATAACAAAACCAGAAAGCCAAGGAACAAAAACATCGTTCTTGATATTGGCCTGCCCGATGGAAAAAGAACAAATAGATTCGTTCAACGCCGAGTTTGTAGCAAACAGAAGTGCCAGTTCAAGCTATGGGAACAAAGTGCCATACACACTGGGCAACCAAGAACGGAACGATATGAAAAACTACATAGGCGCACAACCATCAACAGGATTTATGGCTATCGACATTTCTCTTGCATTTGGCGCAAAGTCAATTGACCTGTACGGATTTGACTGGGAAAAGACGCCGACATTCTACAACCCGGACGGATACAAAACACTACACAACTACCAAAAAGAACAGGAAATCCTTCTCGAATATGAACGGTTGGGGTTGATAAAAATAAATTCTTGACATTGACGAAAAAAAAGACTAGAATAGACTTTGTGAAAAGTAAAAAGGAGGAAAAATGAGAATCACAACGGGAAGACAACTGCGGAACTACCGCCGAAAAATCAAAAAAAATGAGTGGGAACTTGCTGGAATAATCTTTGTAGATTTCAAGGATATAATTAACGCAGAAAAGAACCCAAACAGGAAACTGACAAAATTTGTTCAGCGCCAAATGGATACATACATGAAACACACGAACATAGTAAGAAGGGCATTGGCCTTCCTCAAAATGAGATAAACTTATACCGGGACACTTGCAAAATAATCCTTGCTCATCGTCTCCATCACAACTCAACCAAGGAAAATATGCAAGAGGTAAAAATACCTTCATTAAATCCCGGGTCCTAAACAACGAAAGGAAACAAAATGGCACAAATGACAGAAATAGAACGAATCCGCAAAAAGTTCTGCGCAACCAGAAAACAATTCGGAAAAGTATTTGTCGGGAAAAGCGAAACGATGATCAAATACTACGAGAAAGGCTTGTGCAAAACACCGGAAACCGTACTCAAACTGGCAAGAATCTGGGAACAATTCCTTGATTCAATGAACTCTAAACTAGGAGAATAATATGGGAAAAGAGACAGAATACAAAGTAATGCTAATCAACCCGGCAGAACCAAAGACAAAGGACCTGCTTGAAAAATTGATTCATGGGACAAACGATCAGGATGGGCTTGAAATCGCAATGAGGGCATACATGACGGAAATGTCCGTGATGACTGGAATGCCGGAATATCTGTTCAATATACCCCAAAACCCAGTATGCGTTGCATTTACAGAAGACTTCCGAGTGTTTGGATTCATCGTGGTTGGGGCAGACTCCAGCACGAAAACCGTCATCACAGAACACGTGTATGTCAGACCAGAGGTCCGGCACAAAGGCGTGTATCAACTGATGATGAAACGAATCGAGAAGCTGGCAAAGGACATTGAATTTGAAAGAATCGTGTCTTTCGTATTTAATGAAAACGACACCTCACAAAAAGCCCATAAAAAAGTCGGGTTCAAAAAAAGAATGATTGGCTACATAAAGGATATGAAATGAAAGTTCTCTCTCTTTTTGATGGAATCGCTTGTGGTCGCCTTGCTTTTGAAAGAGCAGGGATACCAGTAGAAAAATACTATTCCAGCGAAATTGACAAATACGCTATACAGGTAGCCCAGAAGAACTATCCAGACATTATACAGGTGGGCGATGTCACAAAGATGAATTTTGATGAATTCAAAGACGTGGATATAATCATTGGAGGAAGCCCATGCCAAGACTTGTCTATTGCTAAACAAAACCGTGAGGGATTACATGGGGAACGATCAAGGCTTTTTTGGGATTATGTAAAGGCATTGTCAATCATTAAACCAAAATACTTCCTGCTTGAAAATGTGGCATCAATGAAAAGCGAGGATAGGGACGCAATAACATCCGTCCTGCGGTCAATATACCCAGAAACAGAATGTATTATGATAAACTCAGCATTGGTGTCCGCACAACAGCGGAAACGCTATTATTGGACAAACTGGCATAAAGAACAGCCAGAAGACAAAGGGATATTTCTTAAGAATGTGTTGGAAAGTGGTTTAACAATTCGTGGCGAAAAATCACACGCTGTAATATCATCTTCAGGTCGAACAACCGAAAGAGAATATTTTAAGAAAAACCAAGGGAATTTGAAAGCCTATTGCTTAGATGAAAATTATTTCAAAGGTGCTTCACTAGAACACACTCTTGGAAAACACAACCGAGATTTGGTTGCAATGCCAGTTCCAGAAGCAACAAAAAAAGGATATACAGAAATTCAGACTGGCGATTGCGTTGATATGACACAACTGCGTTCTAAGACTCGCAGAGGACGATCTATGAAAGAAAAATCAAACTGCTTAACAGCTGGAGAATGTCAATTCTATCAAAACATGGGACCAATTCGAATCGGAACTCTACCGAACCTAGGGAAAGGCCAAGCAAATCGTATCTATTCTGTTCGTGGAAAAAGCGTATGCCTGAATGCACTCGGTGGGGGTGGTGGTGCAAAGACAGGCCCGTACAAGGTTGATTTGCCGGACGGGGATTATATTATTAGAAAGCTTACGCCTGTTGAATGCGAAAGACTTCAAACACTCCCAGACGGATGGACGGAAGGAATAAGCAACACACAAAGATACAAAGCCATAGGAAATGGATGGACAGTGGATGTAATAGCACACATACTGAAAGGAATAAAATGAAAACGAAGATTGGCGATAAAGAATGGGAAGTTGTCCCGGTAAAGGTCAAGGACCTGAAGCCAAACCCAGATAACCCAAGAACAATAACAAAAGAATCATTTGAACGTCTGAAAAGAAAAATCAAGCGCCAAGGATTTCGTTCGGCGATACAGGTCGACAATGATGGCGTCATCCTAGGAGGGAACCAGCGCTACACAGCTCTCATGGACATGGGGTACGGAGAACTGGAAATCCCTGTGTTGCGTCCATGTTTTAATATGACAGAGAAGGAACGCCAAGAAGCAATCATCACAGACAACCTGGCAGATGGCGAATGGAACATGGAAATGATCGCCAACCAATACGACTCATCTGACCTGATCGAATGGGGATTTGATATGTCATGGCAGGAGCAACCAATTGACCCAGACAACCCAGAAGAAAAAGAACTGGACATTGAGAAGCAGAAGGTCAAGGTAACTTTCTCCTATAAGGACTCACACGAAATCATTGATAAATTTCTCCGGGAAATGCAAGAAAAGTACCCGGAACTTCTTTTCACGGTGGAAATAAATGACTAGCAAAACGATTAAAAGATACCATGAAATCGCCAAGGGAACGAACACAGATAGCTCGGACGAGTACTACACACTATTCCCAGCGTTTGCTTCCCTTCTATTGGAAGTGATGTGCAGGCACGAGAACGGGAAGACATACAAGGTCATCATCTGCCCGTGCGACTCGGCAACGAGTATCTTCAGGGAACTGGTCAAATATAAGAAGCTGATCGGCGATCCGAAGATCATATACTCACAATGGCCAGATAAGGACTGGAAGGATTACTTTGACATGGACTACGAGAAGGAATACGGGGCCAAAGCAGAAGAAGTCCTGATATTCACGAATCCACCGTTCAAGGGACTGAGCAAGCTATTGCCAGAAATTAAATGCGACTACTTGTTATTTGGGAGCAACGCAGTAGGGATTATCGGAAACACACACGTTAAGGAAACTGGCGTGTCTCTGTACCTGAAGAACAATATAGACTTTGACGGCAACGCAGATCACTTCAAAGGGGACTACGGCCGAGTCTGCACCTACTTTTATGCGAATCGGAAATTCGAATCGGAAGGACGACAGTACATAAATAGGACGAAAAACAAGGAAAGTATGATGTTTGGCAAGGACAGAATGAAGCGAATTAGTTAAAAAAGTATTAACTGGGCAGAAAAAAGTGCATTATTATGAAAAAAAATGCAAAATTCGCTTGATTTCGCCTAAAAAAGTGGCTATTGTTATAGGTGCGAAGGGAAAAAAGGTTTGTATGGGTGATGCAAGAAGCTAAAGTCCCACACCGATCCTGGAGACGAGTAACCTACCGTAAGCAGGTGTCTGGCAGAAAAGCCCGTGAAAAAATCAAGAAAAAAATGAAAAACAAAAAAAGGAGACTAAAAATGAGAAACACATTAACATTCATAGCAGAGTTCATAGGACTCTTAATGATAACAGCCATCTTCTGGGTGTATCTTATACTCGGAAGCGTCTGGGAGAATGAAGTAAGGTGTGAAAACGGAGCAACAGAATATTGCCAAGGGGGAAACGATGGGAAAATACATGAGTGAAACAGCAAAAGATGTCCGGTATGATAAGATCCAGGCGGCAATTGAAAGTCAGATTCACAAGCTTGCCGATCAGTATAGGGAAACGGCCGACAGGGTAAGGTGCGACCATGACGAGGACGGGAACTGGCACGAATGGCACGTCAGCGAAACCCAGATCGATGACGAATCCTATGAATGGGCCTGTGAAAAACTTCTCGAGAAAATTGAGGATACGTTTGACGATGAGGAGCTCTACTGGATCGTTGATATAATGCTCGAAGAAAACTTTGACCATAAAGCATGCAGCAACAACCCGTATGCGGTGCATAAAACTGAACAAAAAAAAGAAAGCAAGATTGGCGCAGAACTTACGCCATTCGGAATAATGTTCAACATCAAATAAAGGAGACGAAACATGAACAGAAAAGAAAGAGTTATTGATTACTTAAAAAACAAAAGATTATATGGAATAGGAAGCAAGTATCCAGAGACATATCTCACACCTGGGATTACTGTGGCAGAATGCCAAAAGGTTCTGGGAACAACAGAACTTAGAAAAATAATGTGCGAACTAAGAGATATTGGGTATAAAATAGAATCCGTCTGGGAATATGGGCTCAATAGGTTTGGAGACGAGACAAGATATAAAAGATACTTCGTTACTGGGAAGGAGGCAGACAATGACTAATGACAGATTCAAGTTTAGGGTGTGGGATAAATCTTTGAATAAATATATGGAGTTTAAAGAGTTTAAGTTTATGGATGTGGAATTTACATTTAATCCAAACACAAAAGAAGCAGAGATAGAATATGACAGATATAGATACGAAGTTGAACAATGCACAGGATTAAAGGATAAGAATGGAAAAGAAATATACGAAGGGGATATTCTTGGCTATTTTAATAACAAAATTGCTGTTGTTTGGAATAATGAATACCCGTCTTTTGAACTTATTGGTTTAGATGATACTCGCTATGGGAAATTATCCAAAGAGTATGTAGATAGTTTTGGTTTTGGAATAATCGGCAACATACACGAAAACAGGGAGTTGTTAAATGACTAAACAGATAACGATTTATGAGTTATTACCACTATTGAAAAAGGGTTGGGTCGGTTTTGATTGTAATGAATGGTGGTGGTTCAGTAAAAAGCCAAAGGCAGACGAAGTTATGCAGGAATGGGAAAACTTTAATCAATGTTGTATACTTGCTGGCTTTAACATCGCACCCTTTGACGGGGATTGGCGTGATTCACTAATCAAGGTTGAACATAAGGAGGAAGAATGACAAAACTAGAAAGATACATCAAAAAAGAGTTTATCAAAAAACTTAAATCAACTTACTTAAAATTGGTTGATAAGAAAAGAAAACGTGTGCATATTGGCGATAGCTTTTGCTATTTACAAACTTGGTATGCAGGGTTTTGGTCCGACCCAGATGACGATGTTGGCAATAGAAATGGAATTGATAAGGCACTGGATAAAATAGTTCAGTATGCGACAAAAGAATGCCCATTAAAGCACGTTGCACTTCAAAACATAGAGGTTAGTTTTACAGAACACAAGGACTATGGACAGCTATATGTAAATATCGGAATAACTTTTGGAGGGTATTAAAGATGACTAAATCACTTACAGAACAATGGAAAGATGGGGAATTACCAGACAGATGTTATTATGTAGTCCATAGAACAAACAAGTTTCCAGGAGATGATGAGATTGAAATTGTTGGAACAGAATATCTTAAACATCTGCGTAATTTTAATGGCACAGATAGAGCAGAAGTCCTAGCACCTGTGCCTAGCTATCAAACTTGGAAAGAGTTCCAACAGCATTTTGTTGATAGTCTTGAATTAGAAGTTAAATTAAAGAAAGCTTACGAGGAATTAGAAAAACAAAGCATTGAAATTGTCGGGCTTAAAACAGAAAAAGAGCAACTTGTAAGAAAAACTGAGCAGTTGGAAAAGCAACTTGCCATAGCCACAAAGGCGTTGAAAAAGCTAACAAGGGATTGCAATAAGTGGGAACTTGCTCGCAAGGCATTAAAAGAAATTGAGGAGGTAAAATGAAACCGTCAAACACAATTATTGTATCTCCTAAATACATAGAAGAAAAGGAACATCAAATTGCTGACCTCGGCAAAACGATAGAACGCTTGCAGGATGATAACAAGAAACTAAAAGAACAGATTGAGTCTGCAAATAAAACGATATTTGGAATTGCGAATACAGATGGTTCTGATGCTAAAACAATTCTTGATACTGTTCAAAGGGATGCTGGCTTGTATCTTGAAAAGTGGGGTGTGAAATGAGCAAGCTGATAAAAGTCAAGGACGGAACCAAGACACGATACATGACCGAGGAAGCATACAAGAAGTACTTGGAAGCACAGAAGGACCGGAAGACAAACACCGGAGACATAACCTGCTCTGGGGCTTCATCTGTCGGCATGGGATTCACGGACGAGCAATGGAACAGAATCTTCCGAAAAAAAGAATTGACGGAATCATAAAAAAAGAGTACAATACCAAATGGTGTAACATAGTATCAAGGGGAAACAGATGACCACATACAAAACTTCAGAATGGGTAAGCCCAGGCCATCCAGATAAGGTGGCTGACTGCATCAGCGAATACATATTGGATAGAATCATTGAGAAGGACCCAACGGCAAGGTACGCCCTAGAGGTTCAGATCAAAGATTTATGTGTCAGCGTAGTAGGGGAAATGACAACCAAAAATGAAATAGACACAGATAAAATCCGTGAATGGGTAACAGAAGCCGTCAATAAGATTGGATACACAGAAGAATACCAAAACAGGTTTGGGTGTGGCAACACAATATGTGGACGAGACATTTACACAGAAACACACATTAACACACAAAGCCCAGACATCGCACAAGGCGTGAACAAAGACGGGTGGGGCGACCAAGGCATCTTCTTCGGATACTTCTGCAGGGAAACGGACGAAGGACATGGAATTGATTACTTCCTAGCGAGGAAGCTTGGACGTATTCTATACCAACGGGCGTTGGCAGGAACGGACCCAATCGGAATTGACATCAAGACGCAGGTTACTGTTGAAATAGAAGAAGGTGGGGAATACGCTGTAAAAGATGTCATTGTAGCAATACCGACCATACCGGGGGAAATAACTGACAGGAAGCTAAGGAGCTACATTAAAAAGATTATAAAAGAGAACATACCAGAAGCAGAAGAAGCAAACCTGATCGTCAATGGAACAGGAGCATATCACATCCACGGACCCATTGGGGACAGCGGAACAACTGGACGCAAGCTGGTCGTAGACTTCTACGGGTCACGTTCTCGTATTGGAGGGGGAAGCCCATGGACCAAGGACGGATCAAAGGCGGACCTCACTCTTAATATGTTTGCGTACGAACTGGCCAAAAGATACTTTGACCTATTAAAGGGAGAAGGAGTAGGCGTCTACCGGGTAGAGACAGAACTGTCATGCTGTATCGGACGGAGCGAAGTGTTCTGTTTCGTGACAGCATATGACGAAAACGAAGTACCAATGTACAAAACCATCGAGTCGGGGAAGGTCTTGCCAAGCGAACTCATTAAGAAGTACGAACTGGACCGCCCTCACTTCTTCGAGCTATGCACCGAAGGACTATTTTCAAGAATCAAGTAAAGGAGAATAAAAATGATTACACTTATCGAACGCCTGATCGCAATCAGGGAATACGCAAAAGAAATCCATTACAACGCACACGGGGAATCCTTCTACGGAATCCACCTGCTCATGGATCGAGTAGCAGAAGGTATCTATGACACAATAGACACAATAAAAGAAGTATGCTACCTCGGGGAAATAACGCAACCACCAAAAGCGTCTGAAATGTTAAAGGTGGCTGCTGCCTATATCCCGGACATCGTAGAGGACAACCGAGACAACATTGCAAGCCTAGAGAACCTGATCGCTCAGGCACTTGATGACGTGAAATCACTCAAAGGAGATTCCCCAGCCAAGGACGCAATTCTAGACTCTATTGCCCAGGACCTCCAGCTGAAGCGTGGATTACTATGGAGAAGTAAATAAATACACCAAATAAGTGTGTGAGGAAAAGTAAAACAGGTAAAACACTCGGGAAAATGCCTACTATTACTAGAAAAAGGAAATAAAAAGATGAAAAGAGACACCCACCCCTGCCTTTCAAGATGGCTACCAGCGGAGTCAAAAGGTTTAATGAAAAGTTATGTGGGGAACGGGTTGCAAAATAACGTAACTAATTAAGCCAACCGCTGGACTTAAACAAAGGAGAAAAAATGCAACAAATATTATCATTCATAATTGGAAGTATAGTAGGAATAATAATAGCACACTTTCTTGGTTGGTTATAAAATAGGAGGAAGGATGAAAATAGATATCTTTGGCCGCAGGATTTTCATCACGATCGTCAAAAAGAAGGAACTACCATTCAAAGACACCTGCTGGAACTGTGGGGGGCATAAGTTCAGATACAAGCGAAGGATAAACGGACACCAGAAGCTCATATGCCTTGAATGTGGCAAAATCGGATATAAATTTTAGGAGGAAAAATGGTTCAAAGAGTGACAGAAAAGCAAAGAGCAAATCTCATTCCGCTCGCCAGCAGGACGCCAGCAGAACGAAAAGCCATCTGCCAGAAGGGTGCAGCAGGGACAAACGCAGTGAAAAATGAAAAGAAAACACTGCGCAAACTCATTGAAGAAATGGGTAATATGGCTGCAACCGACACGGAAAAAAATATGTTCAAGAACCTGTTCCCAAACATACCTCAGGAACAAGTGACCAAGGACATGATGATGGTGGCCAGCGCATTCAATCAAGCCATTGCTCGGGGAAACACAAAAGCAATGTCCTGGCTAAGAGACACCAAAGGAGAAAAGCCAGAGACGACCATAAACGGGAACATTGTGTCAGAGAAGGTGTTCATAACTCCTGAGCAACAGAAGGCAGTAGAAAGCCATATTGCGGAGGTGCTCGAGGATGACGGACACGGAGATTGATAAGCAATACCTCGGACATGTACTCCTGGAAAAAGGATTTGAGACATGGTTCCGGTATCTGTTTCGTGTGATAAACAATAAGCCATTTATAGTAGAACCGATCCACCATGACCTCTTCCAAATCTTCCAAGACATATATGATGGCAAGGTAAAGCGGACAAACATCTGTATGCCACCCAGATCGGGGAAGACAACCCTGAACGAGTGGTTCGTCGTTTACTGCATAACACACAACCCAAGAAGCAACTTCATCTATACATCATTTAACCAAAGCTTGCTCTCGGACATAAGCCGAGACATAATGAACATACTTGAACACCCAATATACAAAGCCATGTACCCGAGCGGAAGCTACATGGAAAAAGTCGAATCAACACCAGTGGATAACTTCTGGCGTGAATACCTGGAGAAGGAAAGCAAGACAAACGTATACTCCAATCGGAAGATCGTGACGGCCCAAGGCGGCGTCCTTCTGTTTGCAGCCATAGGAAGTGCCATCACGGGATTCGGAGCTGGCATAAGAGGAGCAAAACAATTCTCAGGGGCCTTGATCATTGACGACCCAAACAAACCGGCAGATATACATAGCCAGACAATGAGGGACAAGGTGTTAAGATACTTTGAGGAAACGCTCCTTTCCCGTCTAAACGATTCCAACATACCAATTGCCAATACACAACAGCGACTCCACCTCGAGGACCTAGCAGGTCATTTGATAAGAAAATACAATTTCCAGACGCTAAGAAAACCGCTGCTCGATCATCACGGCGTCTGCCAACTGCCAAGCCAATACACCGATGAACGAATCCAAGAACTACAATTCAACGATTCCATGTTTAAAGCGCAATACCAGCAAGAACCAATAGCAGAACGAGGACTCATTATAAAAAGAGACTGGTGGAAGTTCTACAACCCAGAAGAAGAAAAATGCACAGGACAAGTCATCATAACAGCCGACACAGCGTTCAAGGAAACCAAGACAGCTGACTTCTCCTGCATACAGGTCTGGGAGCTGAAAAAAGAAAAAATGCTCATGAGGGAAATGATAGTGGATAAAATGGAATTCCCGGAGCTAATAGAAAACGCCCGTATGATCTGGGCCAAGTGGACCGACCCGAACCTAACAAACCAAGCTCAGTACTTCTTCATTGAAGATAAAGCCAGCGGAACGCCACTCCAGCAAACGCTCCAACGGGAAGGAATCAACGCCATCGCATGGACGCCAAAGGACTACGAATACCCAGACGACAAAGTGGCTAGGACCAAGACAATGTCATGGGACGTGTTCTGCGGAAAATTGTTCCTGCCGATCAACAACCGGATGTCTGAATATCTGGTCAATGAAGCAAGCCTATTTGCAGAAGATATGAGCCAAAGCCACGATGACAGCGTAGACAGCGCAAGCATGGCACACAGCATTTGGAAGTATTACGGAGGTGGCCAATGATAAAAATACTTGAAAAAAGAAAAAAAATGATTTACTATAAAAGCAACTGTAGGAGAAAAAATGACAAAAACTCTGAATTCTAGCTTCAAAATGAACAGCGCCCATGGCTACAACGTCATGGCAAAAGCAACCGGGAAAAACAAAAAGGTCGGTAATGCCCTTGTCTCTGGAGCAGGAGCAAACACTCTCCAAGATAGAGGAGCAATCCAAACAACCGCCTGGTTTAGCATGAACCCATACTATAACAATAACTATTACTATCGCTGGCAAAAATACACACAATTGTATTACACATCATGGGAAGCCCGTAAGATAGTGGAAATCCCGATCAATGACGCCTTCAGGATTAAACCTAACATGGTAGGCGTGACAGACGATGAGAAGATGATCCTGATGAACGCCATGGACAAAATCGGAGGTTGGGAGAAAATGCGCCGTGCTGCTATCCAGGAACGACTGCTTGGTGGATGTGCCTTGTACTTGGGTGTCGCAAACGACAAATCGGATGATGCAGCGCAACCAATTGACTTAGAAGAAATTGACAAGGGGGACCTAAAATTCATCAACGTCATCTCCTTGAACCAGATCACGAACCCAGAATACGATATGGACCCGTTCTCTTCTGGGTACGACCGCCCAAAGTATTACTGCGTAAATGGAATAAAAACACACGTCAGCAGGCTTATTGTGTTTGACGGCGACCCACTCTTTAACTATTCGGCCCAGCGACTAATGCAGAACTACAGAATTAACCCACAGGGATTCGGGGAATCTGTCCTCGCTCCTCTATGGGATTCAATAATGCGAGCAATAGGAACACAACAGGCCGCATACCAATTGGTGCAAAAGTCAAGTGTCATGTTAGTAAAGACGGAGAACCTGTTAACCCTTGAAGGCACCAAGCAAGGAGAACAGGTCATTAAACAGCTGGAGGAAATGGCAGAACAAATCAGTATCTTCCGAGCAGCCATACTCAAAGGCAAAGGCGTTGAGTTAGAAGAATCTGCGGCAAGCTTCGGAAGCGTACCAGAACTCCTTATGTCATATCTGCAGATCCTTTCAGCTGCGTCTGATATTCCGGCTAGTCGGTATATTGGACAGGCACCGGGTGGGCTGAACGCAACAGGAGAGGGCGACCTAGAGAACTATTACAATAACATCGCATCATACCAAGAAACACACCTAGACCCCAAGTATGAAAAACTCTTTGATGTGTTAGGCCCATCTGTCCTTGGAAAAGAAGAATGGAAAAAGATCAAGAGGAACTTCGAACTTGAATTCGAGAGCCTGTGGAACTTGGACGGCCAAGAAAAAGCCACCGTGGATGAGACATACGCCAGAATCTTGACGACACTAAAAGACGCCAATATCATACCGGTCGAATACGTTATCGATGAAATTAACGCCAAGAAGATATTCACAAACCCAATCAGCAAGGAAGACATCCCAGAGCAATTGGAAGTGAACTATACAAACAACCCGGACGAAATAAACGATCAGGCAGACAAAAACATATCGGAGTTAATCAATGGCGGTAATAATCCTGAACAGCAAACCGAAACCGAGTCGTAAGAAATACGTCAAGGCACAGGCGATCAAGGACCCAAAAAAGATAGAATGGGAAGCCAGGAGAACTCTATTCAAAGTGACCGAGCCGATCAAGGCTGACATTAACTCTATCCTGGAACAGATGCAAAACAACCCTACCATGACAGCGCCGGTAGTCGGACGCAGACTGGAGGAAATCAAAAAGATGTACCAACTGCAATTCGAAGGATTTGCCGACCAGATGGCTGCGGACTGGGTAGGAAAAGTAAACAGCTACAACCGGGAAAAAACAATGGAGACACTGAGACAAGCTCTCGGTATTGATGTAGGGTCCATAATCACAGAAGACATGAAGGACGACCTGTTCTTAATGATGTACGAAGCGTCCACCTACATAAAAACAATCCCGAGCGAAATGGTCCTGCGTGTATCAGATCGGGTGCTTCAGCATTACAAAGGAATCCCAATGCCGGAGAACAGAACGCTTGCCCGTCAGATCAAGGAAGAATTCAAAGTGACGGATGGACGAGCCAAGGTATTGGCACGGGACCAGACAGCCAAGATGAACTGCTCCATATCAGCTATCAGACAGAACGCCGTAGGAATTGACAAATACATTTGGGAAACATCCATGGACCGCCGAGTGGTTGGAACGCCAGGAGGACTGTACAAAAAAATAAGCAACCTGCACAAGAACCATTACAAAATGGAAGGGCTTCTGTGCCGTTGGGACGACCCGACCGTCTACTCAAAGGACAAAGGGAAGACATGGATAAAGCGTGAAGCAGACATGCCAAAGAACCATCCGGGCGATGATATTATGTGCCGATGCAGGCCAGCGCCCTACATAGATATAGAGGAGTTGAAAGTCAAATGGGCCGAATGATACAAAAAAAAGTATTGACAACTTTTAAAAAGTTTGTTAGCATATTAATAACTGATGAAAGGTCTATGCTATGGAATTAGTATCAGCAAAGGTCAAAATCGGGAACAACTTCAAAGTGGACGAGGACGGGATAGCGCTCGTCAAGGCTGTCATACTTAAAGAAGGTGTTTTTGATTATTTGGAAAGCGAATTCGTTGAGGGGGGATCCAATGAGGTGGTACCGGTATATATTCCATTGTCTGAATTCACACCGGAAGCACTAAAAAGCGGAGAAGGCCGAGATGTAATCATAGGCGACCATGACTGGAGAACTTCAGAAAACGCAGCCAAAGACGGAAAGTCGATCGGACAAATCTCCGGGGTGCTTTCTCTCAACGGCAAAAAGATTGTATGCGAGCTTCGAATCACTGATAAGGAAACTGTCGATAAGATACTCGCAAAAGAGCTTGTGGAAATTTCTGCAGGATATACTGCGGACTTTACCCAAGAAGCCGGCATTTATGATGGAACACCATATAAATACAGGCAAGGAAACATCGTATTCAACCACGTCCTACTTTTGCCAGTAGGGGAAGGTAGGTGCGGTGCTGATGTTAGAGTGATCAACAAAAAACAAGGAGAACTTAAGATGTCCAAGACATTAAAAGTAAAAATCGGTAACACCGACAAATCTGTCGAGTTTTCTAACGAAGATGATGCGACCAAAGCCGAAGAATTAGTGGAAGAAGTGAAAACCTCCTCCGCCAAAGACGTTGAAAACGCATTGGAAGAAGTTAAAAAACTTGAAGAAGAAGTCAAGACCAAGAATGCCGAGCTCGAGGAAAAGAAAAAGGTCATTGAAGAATTTAAGCAAAAGCTTGAAGAAGCATTGTCCCCTGAAACCCAAGAAGCTATGGCCGAGGAATTGGCTGAACAAAAAGTCGCCGAGGACGCTGTTATTGAAACAGAATTCGAGGAAGACGAAAAAGAAGAAGTCAAGAACGCATGCAAAGCCTTGAACCGCAAGGACCGAATTATGTACTTGACAGAAAAAGTGTTAAACAAAAAAGGTTTTGACTGTGCCAACATGAGCGAAGATCGTAAGATTGGGGCTTTCCAAGCTATCGCTTTAGAAGCACATCAAAAAGTGGAGAACAAAAAAGCAGCGAAACAATTTGTGCCTGGCGCCAAAGCCATGAACAAAGCAACCGACATGAAAACCGGCGTTGCCCGTATGTTCAGTTTCAAAAAGGTATAAACAAAGGAGGACATAATGTCAGGAATTTACCATGGAACAAAATTTGGCTTCATCCAATCCTCGATCAATGATCAGATGGGCGTTGCCTTGGAAGGTCGCTTAGCGAACGCTTCTGATATCAATTTGTGTGATGGCATCTCCGCAGGCGAAAATATCCCTGTTGGATATGGTGTTGTGTATTCCGCTTTGTCTGGCGCTATCAAAGCCGGCATCAATGCTGAGAAAGTCAGCTTGCCGACAGCAAGCGCAACCGAAGCAGACTTCGGGGGCATCGTGGTTCGTACAGATACAGGCCATACAGACACAGACAACGTCAGCTACGTTGCCAAAGAAGAAATCGCAACCGTGTTGCGCTCCAACCGTGTAGGTGGTCGTATTTGGGTCAAAGCCCAATCCAACATCTCCACAGGTGGCAGATTATACTGGGTCATCGCTGATGACGCTGGTAGCGAATTAAAAGCTGGTGGCTTTGCAGGATCTCCTGTTTCATTGAAAACAGTGAAGATTACCAGTGCGAAGGTCATCGCTGGCGCCGCTAAAGGTGGCTTGGCTTTAATCGAGCTCGGCTTGCCTGTCGGAAGCAACGAATCGTAAGAAGGAGGAATAAACAATGTCTACGAATTTTACATATGGATCACAACCTAATGTGACCGCTCAAGAATTAGCGTTCAGCATTTACACGGAAGTGGATGCCGCATTCTTTGACGTGGAATACCCAGACAAAGACTGGTACAAATTGGTCAAAGAAGACCAAGTGAACTCAGCCATCAACCCAGGCGCAACTTCCTATGCCGCTCGCATTCGTGACCGCCAAGGAACAGCTGCCTTTGTTGGAAAAAACGAAAACAACAACATCCCGAAAGTCGGTCAATCCATCGGCGCTATTGAAGTTCCATTGGCTGCGTCCGCAATCGGTGCTACATTGAACAACGAAGACGCTCGTCAATATCAATTCGGTTTCAATAGCAACTTGGCCCAAGACTTGGGTGAATGTATGCGTGAAGCTTGCGATAACTTGATCGAACAAACAACCTTCTTCGGCGATCCTTCCGTTGGATTCCGTGGATTCTTGAACTACTCTGGTATCACAGTGACCAGTGCCGCAACAGGCGCAGGAAATGACACCAAGTGGTCCACCAAGACAGGCGTTGAAATGGTCAAAGACGTGAACGATGCCTTGACAAAAGTCTGGCAGGATTCAAAAGGCGTGTTCTTGCCAAACGTGGTATTCTTACCATTGGCTCAATACTCTTTGTTGGCCAACACACCAATGGCTTTGTCCGCTAATGCTTCTACATTGGCGTCTGCATTGACATACTTGAAAGTCAACAACCTGTACTCCAACCAACGTGGCGGAGAATTGGAGATCATCCCAATCCGTTACTTGAAGGGTGCTGGTGCGACCAATACAGATCGTATGGTCGTGCAAGACAGATCCAAAAAGAACCAGGGCTTACCGTTCCCATTGCCATACACCGTTCAGGCCCCTGTGCCTGTTCCATTGGGTGCTGAATTCTATGCGGAACAAAAGCACGGATCATACTTCATTCGTCAAAACTTGTCGACATTATATGTTGACGGCATCTAATTAAGGAGGGGAAACATGGCGAAGAAAAAAAGTAATACTCAGAAAACCGTGGCCAACAAACCGGCCACGGATCTGAAAGCAACAGTAACAGTTCCAAAGGCCGATTCCGCTAAAAAAGATAAGGAATTGGTAATGGAAGCCAAAATCGAGAAAAAATCGTATTCTAGCACTTGCGTGATCACAAACACCAGCCAGAATACAATTTGTCTGTTTAACGGCATTCCAGAACAAAGTATCACAGTAGCTCCACGGGAAATCAAATCGGTGTCTCGTGCAGCGTTAAAAGAATTGTTGAAAAACAAAATGGTCCAACGATTCTTTGATAAAGGTATTTTGACCAGCACAATGGACGCAGACGAAGTGTCCGCCCACGATGCTGTGTTGCCAGAGGAATTGAAAAACCCGGTCGAACGTCATGAAGACGGACAAAATGTCAAGGCCGAGGTCAAAAAGTTCGAAAAAGACGGAACAGTCAAAATCGAACTATAAGCATACCATAGGAGGGATGCATGGCGTTTATCTATGACGAATTCATACTCGCATACCCAGAGTTCGGCGAAATTGCCGTCAATGCTGTAAGCAATGTCGGCGACAGAGAAGATATGATTCTTTCAGATACAGCCTGGGGGAATCTAAGATGCCATGCTCTCTACCTAAGGACCGCACACAGACTTGCACTCCGTTTCAATATCGGTAAGATATACAAAACACTCGGTATGAAAAACGGGGCCAGTTCTGCAATAACAACAAGCAAGTCAGCGTCAAATGCTAGTCTGAGCGAAAGTTCAGAACTCAACGCATTTGCACGAAGCGAGAACCCACTCTGGGCAGACTTCGGAAGAACAGAATACGGCCTAGAATACCTGAGACTCCTTGAAGAAATTATGCCAGAGGGGAACGTTATCCTCAGCAGGAGTGTCGGCGATGTTCTCTATTAGTACCAGACAGACAAAACCCAATTACACCTACGACCTGAAAACGGTAGTTAAAGATCTCACATCCAAGAAGGTCGTGGCAGGATTCCCAATCGGGAAGCTAAACGCACCACACTATCAATTTAAATGGGCCAGAAGCCAAGAAAAGAACGACAACCCACCAAGTATCATTGACGTGGCCATATGGAACAACTTCGGCATTGGCGTCCCTCGCCGTGAATTTATGAAGGAAGCCGCAAAAGAATGGCAGAAGCAATGGGCCGAGAACCTGGAGAAAGTCCAAGACGGCATGGTACGAGGAGCAATGGACGTGACAAAGTTCCTGGATGTCATGGGACAAGCAGGAGCCAGCATAATCTCCAGGACAATAAGAGACTGGAAGACTCCTCCCAATAGTCCGTTTACAATAGCCATGAAAGGGAGCAATAACCCGTTGGTCGATAGTGGCGATATGAAAAACGCACCTAGACACGAAATACGAAAGGCGACCAGATGAAAGATTTTTGTAAGCATATCTATACAGGAAACGCAAGCTTCTCTGATTTGAGGAAAAGATATCATGACGATGTTCAAGAACTCTTTAAGAAAAAAGGGACAAAGGTTGCGTCAAACGAGGAAATAATTGAATGGCTCCGCCAAAAGGGATGGACAACAGAAGAATTGGCAAAGGGTCATGTTCCATTAACAATAGTAGTGAGAGGATTTGAATCATGACAGACTTACCATTTGACTTCTCGGAAACACTGGAAGCGTTTGAATGCCCAGAATCAATTCAGGTCTACGAAAAGAGCGGATCATACGTCAATGGATACTGGACTGAGACGAGCGGTGAGCCAAGGGACCTCAACTGCATACTGCTCAATGTTGATGAACAGAAGATGCAGATCATAGCAGAAGGCCGAAACGTGGACGCAGCATACTGCATTATGTTCCCGGACGGGGTCGATACGCTATACTACACCACCCAACAAAACGCAACGGTCCAACCAAAGCAATCATACGCTATCATTGACGGCCTGGAGTATGTTGTCGTCAACAACCCGGAAACCGTTAAGAACGCAGGATTCAAGTCATACTACGCATTAAGATATAAAGACGGGACAAACCCAACGCCGGAGGAAACAAATGCCTAACACAGTAGAATCTGTCAAAAAGCTAATCCTAAACGCTGTAGCAAAGGCAAGCGGATGGACAACAATCTTCTGGCCAAGCAATGGCCCAGAGCCAGCCAACCAATACTGCCTTGTTGCCTTGAAGCGCATAGAGAAGCAGGAACACGACGTGATAAACTGGGTCCAAACGCAGGAAAGCGTGACGGAACACCAGAGATCAGAAAGCACACTAGAGTTTGAAATACAGGTCAGGGGAAATGACGCCATGACAACGGCAGACAAGATCGTGTCGTATTTTGACAGCCAAATGCGTGATATTGACCTTTGGCCACTCGTAGGAAGCGGAGGCCATGACGAAGTGCAGGATGTAAGCACATACCACCAGGGGAAAATACTCCAAGTAGCGGTGGTCAATTTGTACATCCACACAACGCTTCCAAAACAAAATGTCATCGAATACATGAATTCTATTGACATTACAACAAAAATAGAGAATAATAGTAGCATAACAATAACAATTCCAGAGGAGGAATCATAAAATGAAAGACTTTGCAAAATCTATTAGAGTAGGTAATGCCTTAACAAAAGGCCAAGTTTTAGGGGAAGAAGGAGACAAAAAGTACGTATTTGGAGGAGAAATCAACGGTACATATATTGTCCATAGACAACCAGACGGAAAAACGTGGTCATTTTCTTCAGAACAAGAAATTAAAGATTGGATGAGAAATTCAAAAATCGGCAACAGCAAAGTAGTTAATGCAAATAAAATATCTTCTGGTAAATATTTAGACATCTATGACAATGGACAAGTTGTTGTAAAAGAAGGATGGGCGTTTGGAGAAAAGTTTAGTGAAGGTAATTTTGGACGATGGATAGATGACCAAATTCGTGCAAAGGAAAAAGTGCTTCAAGAATGCAAACAAATGAAAAAAGAATTTGAAAGTAATTATTAAAAGGAGCCGACATGAAGAACTGGAGATTCGTACAAACTGGGAACAAAGACACGCCAGAATTGCGTGAAAAGCTTCGTGACCTGAACGAACAGATTAAGAACTGGGAACACGCAAAAGGAATTGACGGTGTCGAAAAGGCCAACGCTCAGAAGACATTGGACGAATTGAGAAAAGAACGTTCCGAAGTCCAGAAAGAAATTGCTACGGATAACGAGTCCATCGGAAAACAGGAATGGTCCATGTTCAAAGGACTCGCCAAAGACGCTGAGAAAGAGGTCGGGAATGCATCAGAAAGCGACTCGATCCGTAACGAATACAACGCAGAAATCCATCGTCTAGAAAAGAAAATGGAACAGTTATACAGAATGGGACAAGGCAAGTCAGCCATGGCCATAGAAAAACAAATCGCACAACTGCAAAAGGAACTGCGTGAACTCGGGAATAAAAAGACTGGGAATGAATTACCTAATGATGCTGAAGTCAAATACGACGGGTATATAATTAGATACTATCCATACCAAGGGAAATACATTGTAACCCATCCGACAGACTTTTCGAAAACAAATGCTTTCATTGGAAAGAAATTTTCTACCTCTGAAGAAGCAATAAAAGCCATACAAAAAAGAGGTGTTGGAAACGAGGAAACCAAGGCAGATAAGAAGTTCGGAACCGTAATGGGAGAATTTAAGGAAGGAACATTGAAATCCAGCTCTGGCGAAACAGTGACGGACCCGGAACAAGCCAAAGCCATCGCATACAGTGAAAGCGAAAAGGTCGATAACCTTAAACGGGCTAGAAATTCAATTAAAAAATAAAGGAGGATAAAATGGCCGATAAACAAAACAAACTACCAATTTCCGTTGACGTACAGGTGTCCTTGTCAAAGGCACAGGTCGCAACAGGAACAGATATGACGATTATGTGCTTATGCACACCAAACGTTGATTTCTTGCACGGGAATCGCTTTGGTCTGTACATGACCGCAGACTCGTTCAATAAGATATGCACCTCGGGCGACAGCGTCTGGTGGGCTGGGAATGCTTTCTTCTCCAAGACAAAGCGTCCTAACCAAATCGCAGTAGCTCGTATCTACGAAGCTGATCAACCTGCGTACTTGCTGTCGGGCGGAGCCGTTGTCGACAACCTGACAAGTATCTCGAATGGTGCATTCAAAATCACAATTGACGGAACAGAAAAAGCGTTGGCTTCTTTGGACTTCACAAGTGCTACAAGCATTTCTGATGTCGCTTCCGTAATCAACACAGCATTGTCCACAGCTGGAACATGCACAGTGTACCAAGGAAACTTAATTATTAAATCTTCAACCGATGGGGCGGACTCAACAATTAGCTACGCAAGTGCTCCTTCGTCAGGAACAGACGTATCTGCCTTGTTGGGATTAACAGAAGCTTCTGGTGCAGCATTGGCTGACGGATATTCACACGGTTCCATCTCCGAGGAAATGCAAGCCATTGCTGACGCAGCAACATCAGCCGGCTACTTCTTCTATGGTTGGGTGTTAGATAGTTCATATCGTGATACAGCAGATCAACTGGAAGCAGCAACATGGGTCAACGGTCGGTCCTTTCGGGCTGTTGGTGCCTATTGCACAAATAATCCAAACGCTTATAATCCTGCATCAACCGCCAATAACGGATACACTGCAATGAATAACGGTTGGAACACAGCCAGCTTTACCTATGATGACAATGCTCAGGTCTATCCTGAAATCTCGTACTTGGCAAACTTCTTGGCCGTGAACTACAGCTTGGCCAACTCGACAATCGCAGGAAAGTTCCAAGACGCTGACGGAATCGCAGCCGTGAACTTCCCGAACATCGAAACAAATGTCCAAACGTTGAACAACCGCAGGATTAACACCATCACCGGAATCGTAGGACAGACAATCAAATACTTCCGGGAAGGCGTACAATCAGGAAGTGCTTGGTCAACAGACGGATGGGTAAACGTCTGCAACTTCATCGCAGAACTGGAAATCTCCATCCTGAACGTGTTCTTGAAAGCAAACAAGGTCCCATACACCATTGACGGCCAAAACTTGTTAATTGCGGCCGCAGCAAAGGTATGCAACAAATACAAGAACAACGGTTCGTTTGCTGACAGAATCGAGGAAGACAGCACAAGCGAAACAGGGTACAAGATCATCCCTGCCTGTCAAATCGACATCCAAGACTTGGGTGCTACAACAGCCGCTCAACGTACGGCTCACATTGGCACACCAATGACGATTACGGTCCAAGACTCTGGTTGGATGGGTTCGATCGCAATCAATGTTAACGTAGAAGCCTAAAGGAGGAAACAATGGCAAGAAAAGAAATCTACAACCAAAAGAACACGAAGCTGATCTTCAACGGTGTTCCGACACAAGGATTCGCTGACGGAACCAGCATTTCCGTTGAATTCGTAGGCGGAGAAGTGGACATTACCGAGGGAACAGATGGCGGTGGCTTGAACATCGCAACGACCCAAGGTATCCGGATCACAGCAACATACCGTGAGACATCCCCGTCAATTGACTTGTTTAGCGCAGCCATCGAATTGCAACAAACATTGTCAACACCGAATGTCGTTCAATTGCAAACAGGTGCAAACGTGAAATATACATTGACCAACGCTCTTGTTTCTAAACCAGACACATTGTCGTCAGGAGACAAGCGGCAAGGATCACAACAATACACGTTTGTGGCCACGCAATACATTACGGCATAAAGATAAGAAAGGGGAAACAAAATGGCTGGAATGAAATCGATACTGGTAAACGAAAAGCAGTATAAGGTACAAATGCTTTCCGTGTTAGACTCTCTTGACTTACACCTGGATGTAATGACAAGCCTCGGAGGATTCCTAGGAAAGATCGCCCTCCTCTGGACAGATCTTCAAAACGGGAAAACTCTAGGAAAAGATGAAGTCACATCTCTGTTTGATGGTGTAAGTCCAGAAGGGCTAAAGATTCTCAAGAAAAGAGTGTTTAGTCAGGTCATCACACCAGAAAACAAATTCCTTGGAGACGAGGCAACCATAGAGCAATGGTTCTCTCAAGAAGGAAACAAACAGGATGTATGGGAAGTTTTGGTAAAGGCAACGATTGAACTTCTGGGGGAATATGCGCCGGGCTTTCTAAGGGATATGGCCAAGAACGGGCTAGAGAAAGCGAAGGCAGAAAAATTGAAATCCCAGAACACTACCGAAAAGAGTCAATCGTCTACTACCCCCTGAAGCACAACCTTGTTACATTCCAAGGGCTTGCTGATGGAAGCGTCTCAATAAAGACATTCTTTCTAGCCAAAAAGCAGGCAGAGTTTATGGAATGGGTCCAAAACAAAGCCGTAGAGGCAGGACAGAAAAAGAACGAAGAAGTGGAGTATTTTGACTAATGGCAACGGTAAATGAACTTATAACTGCGCTAGGGTTTAAATTAAAACCAGACACGATGTCCAACGTCAAAAAAATTGACGATGGGCTAAAAACCATTGCAGATTCAGCAAAGAAGCTCAGCGGACTATTTGCCGGACTAAAAGGAGCCGTTGACTACTTCACCGGGACCGTTATGAAAGACTCGCAGGAACTCCTGAACCTGTCAAAGATAACAGGGTTCGGAGTCGAGTCCCTCCAAAAATGGAAATACGCAGCAGAAGCCAGCGGAATATCCGCCCAATCATTCATTGGCGACATGGAACACATGCGCAAGACGTTACTCTACACAGAAGACGACATCTATAGGTTGGCCGACCAGCTCGCTGGAATGGACAGACGAACAGCATCCCAATGGGCCTCAAAGATAGGAATATCAGACGAAACACTCATTATGATGAGAAAAGGGTCCAAAGAAATAAAAAAGCTGATGTCCCAAGCCTACACCATACCAGAAAAGAGCATAAAACAAACAGCCGAGTTCAATTCAAAGCTGGCCGCTATGAAACAGAACCTCGTCACAATGAAAAACGAGATATTCATGGCCGTATCTCCTGTTCTGGTCGATTTGATACAAAAGCTCCAAAAATGGATCGAACAAAACAAAGAATTCATAAAACTCAAGCTGAAGAACGTCATAGAGGGAATAACAAGAGGATTCGAAAGATTCGTCTCGATAATGAGCGATGTCGTCAGAAAGGTATGGGAATTCCTTGAATCTCTAGGCCTTGTGACAGAAAACACGCCAGAAGTGGAAAAGGTTGCAAAAGTAGTCACGGCCGCACTCATCGCAATGGTGTCAACAAACATCATTTCAGGTGTTGCAAGCCTCGCCATAGGAATAAGCAGCATTGTGAAAGCATTCCACGGACTGAGCTCTGTCCTTCTGGGAACAAAGATAACTGGTGCGCTCACAGGATTTGCAAAGACAGCACTAAGAGCTCTCGGGCCAATTCTTACAATTATTGAAACAATAATGGCATTCAAGGACTTTGCAACAAAAGGCGTGAGTGAAACGATTGAAGGATGGAAAGAGAACTGGAGTGGATGGGACTGGATCAACCCTGTCAAACTTGCTGGCGTAGCAGGGCAATGGGTTGGTGACAAGATCGTTCCTGATTTTAACCCAAGCACAATGTCGTTGCCAGCAGGAGCCACGACAACAACGAACAACACAACAAATGATAGCCATAACACATTGAATATGTATATGACAACACCAATGCAGGCTCAAGATGTGATCAGGAGGCATTGGGGAAATCCTGTCTCTCCCGGAGCCTACACACCCGTGATGTCACAATAGAGGAGGAAGCATGGGATTTGGAGTAGCTAACCTAATAAATAAATACATACGACCAGCTCTCATAAGCTGGGATTCATACAACGGTGTAGAGTCCGGGTCTCTGAACGTAGATGTAAAGATTTCAGAAGCACACCGGTTCAATAACAATGTTACAAAACAGACAATGGAAGACGGCTCAATAATAGATGAACACGTCATCAACAGCCCAATGGAAGTGACGCTTCAGTTTGAGGAAACAAACAACACGGCTCTTGCTGGGGGAATACTCGGATCAGTCTCTTATGGACCTTCATGGATGAAATTTGGGCCAAAGAATACATTTAATATGCTGAAAGAACTTTCAGAAAAAAAGGTACCGCTCACAATAACAACACAACACGCCATCTACGAAAACATGATCATCCAGAATATGCCAATCCTACACAGGGCTCCATACCGGAACGCCATACAGGTGTCGTGCGATTTGATACAACTGAACTTCTCACAAATGCAGACATTTGCATATAAAGCAAAATCATTGGGAACTCAAAAATCTGTCATGACAAACACAGACGGTGGATTCCAGCAACCAAAGAACGCATAACAGGAGGGAAAATGCCACAGATCATACCATTTGATAATACAGGATGCAGAACCATTGAGGTCCCTCTCGGAGAAAACGTTTACAAGATGAGAACATACTTCTTGCCATACATAAGCAGATGGCTCCTTGACATAACGGACGCACAGGACAACCCGATCATAATGGGAATATGCCTAAACACGGGTGTAGAGAATTTGGTCAAGGGGAAAGCACAAGAATTCGATGAACAGACAATTCGGTGCGTAAGCCTAGATGGAACAGAAAACGACACGCCAGACAGCCTCGGAACCTCTTGCGTCGTGATGTATTACGAAAAGGGCGAAACGCCACCGCCTCTGCATAAAGACAAAATGCTTGACTAGGAGACAAAATGCCAGTACCAATGCAACACGAACTTATAGTTGAAATTGGACCGTTCCAAGAATGGGAAGGGAAGAATGAACCTGGCTCTCTTAAAATCGTCTCAAATGGGGACATAAACAGTATGAAAATAAAGGTCCACGTCGAGAAAACAAAAATATACATACCAAACCTCGCAAGAATCTCAATATGGAACCTAAAACGCAGCACGATAGATTCTCTCAAAACAGCCGGGAAAGAAGTTCGTGTCTACGCAGGAATACAGGGATATGAGAAAGAATATCTCTACAAAGGGTCGTTGATGGGTGTCGTGACAGAAAGACAAGGAACAGACTACGTTACAACATTAACATGCCAAACGTCCGGATCAAACCTGATAAGATCCGTTGTATCTAAAACATGGACGGAAGGCGTTGCTGTCGATCAGGTCGTCCGGGAAATAGTAGCAACAATTCCAAACGTGACATACGACCCACTCAACAACACAATAAAAGGAACTATAGGATACAAAGGATTCTCATTTGTTGGGACAGCCAGCACGGCACTCACAAAGCTCGGAAATCAATTCGGATTCTCCTGGAACATCAATAACGGTGTGTTCGTCGTCACAATGGACGGAACACCAAGGAGAACAGGAATCGTTCTGAACAGCAGAAGCGGACTGCGAAAAGTTTCCCCTCGCTTGTCCGGGATACTGCAAATTCAGGATGGGGTGGATATTTACTGTGTATATCAGCAGAATATCGAACCCGGTCAGCTCATTCGTGTGGAATCATCTGTTAGCAAAGAGCTAAACAAAAGCTATGAAGCACACACGATTGAGTATGACCTATGTCCAAAAGAGGACGAGTGGGACATGAGTATATCGTTCTTTTCATACATCGGGGGTGCATAATGACAGACAACAGAATTATAGTCAGCGAGAATCAAAAGGTTGATTTGGACTTCTGGCGAAATGCATTGAAGCTGAACACGAGCATACCGGCAATTGTAGATGAGTTTGACGCAGCAACACAAAGAGTGTCCGCAACACCGGCAATCATGGCAAAGTACGTCTCCCCGGACAACGTTGTGGAATACATCCAATGCCCGAAAATAACAAACATACCATTGGCCATAACAAAAGGCGGTGGTCTCAAGTTCACATACCCAATCAAGCAAGGGGAAGACTGCACCCTGATATTCAGCCAGCGCAGTATTGACAACTTCCTGCTAGAGGGAGACATACAGCGGCCATTCGAAGGAGACGATCCGACAAAAACGACCATTCGGTGCATGGATATGACAGACGCAATGTGCTTCCCTGGAGTCATCACAAACAAGGAAACGATATCAAATTACGCAACAGACGCAATGGAAATACGAAACGAAGACGGAACAGTAAAGGTTTCCGTCAAACAAGATTCGTTGACATTGGTTCAAGATTCTGCTACAATAGAACTCAGCGGAGGAAACATCACTATGGAAGCCGGCACGATAAACATAACAGGAACAACAGCCGTGAACATCACAAGCCCGGCAACCAGCGTTGGATCTGTGACTACAATTGATGAAAAACCGTTCTTACAACACATCCATACAGGCGGAACGATCCAAGGCAAGACTGGAGGCGTTGAATGAGCGGATACGTAGATATTGGAATTGATCCGAAAACAAACGATGTCCTACACAAAGACGGACTCGTAGGATATGTGAACATGGCCGAGGAAACCGCCCAAAGAGTCAGGACATGCCTGCGCAGAATAAAAGGGGAATGGTTCCTTGATGAAACTGCTGGTCTCCCATACTTTGGAGGACAAATGCTCGGAAGCAAGGACTTAGAGTATGTCAAGCTGATAATCCGGCAGGAAATCGCAAAACGAACCGGGGTCAAAGACATAAAGGAAATAAACGCAATCCTAAACATTTCTACAAGGAAAGTTTCGGTCTATGTGCTCATAAGCATTGACGAAGAAGTTTATAAGATAACGGAGGAATTACAATGACAACATACGGAATGACGGAAAACGGGTTTGTGCCAAAAAGACTGGCCGACATCTTGGAAAGCATTACGACAAAAACAAGGGCAATTCAAGACCCAAAAACAGGCGAATACCCTTTCATAAATGAATCGGCAGATTCTCTGTTCGGACAGTTCGGACAAATCATAGCCGAAGAAATTTCCATATGCTGGGAAGAAGCATACCTAGCAAGCCAGCAATACGACCCGTTGAATGCAACCGGCGTGGCTCTGCGTGGACTTGTCCAGCTGAACGGTATCAATCCAAGCTTCGGATCGCCAACGCAGGTTTCCATGACAATGACAGGAACAGAGGGAACAGTTATACCGGCCGGATCATTGATAGCAACCGCAGACGGAAGTCAAACATATGCGACCGTTGCCAATGCAATAATTGGAGCCGGTGGAACAGTGACCGTTAATGCGAATTGCACAAAAGACGGACCAAACGACCCAGCGGCCGACACTGTTATATCTATTCAAACTCCTGTGTTTGGGTGGACAAACGCCAAAAATACGGTCACAAACTCTGTCGGCACTCTCGCCGAAACAGATACACAACTTCATATCAAGCAAGAACGAGCAACATCCGCAACGTCATACAGGCAAGTGGACGCTATCATTTCAGGCATAATGAACGTTGAAGGTGTGAAGTTCTGCCGTTTATACGTTAACCAAGAACTAACAACTAACGCAGACGGAATCACAGGAAAGACAATGGCTCCAGTCGTAGTTGGTGGAACAGATGAAGATATTGCAGATGTTCTAAGGCTCAAAGCCGGATCGTTGGATAAGTTCCAAGGGACGACATCAGTAACATACACAGGAGAACTAGGGGACACCCAAGTGATTAGCTTCTACAGGCCGACAGAAGTTCCTATCTATGTAAGTATTGATATTTCTTCAACCGAAAACAGCACATTCCCATTGAACGGAATTGAAGAAATCAAACAGGCGATTGTGGATTACGCAGAATACGATCAAAGCGGCCAGACAGGATTCCCACCAGGAGCCGATGTGATCATCTCTCGGTTATATTCCCCAATCAACTCTGTACCTGGATTCAAAGTCAATTCACTTGAAATTGGAAAAACATCCGGATCATTGGCAGCATCAGACATTGCTATTGACTGGAATGAAATTGCAAAATTCTCTGTTGATAATATAACAATAACGGTGACATAATGGTAGCAAAAAACATTGATTTCTCGGCAGTAAGATTTAACCTGAAACAAATATCAGAAAGCAGGATACTTTCCCAATACTCAGAAAGTCCACTCTTCAAAAAACTGCTTGAAGTCTTCACAAGCGAGTGTCAAGAACTACTTGACGCCATTGTTGATTTGATGGAATACAGGACGCTTTCCAAGGCACAAGGCAAACAACTGGACATCATAGGAAGAATTGTAGGTCAGCCCAGACTTGCATACAACTACGACTCATTATATTGGTTTACACCAAACGAAGACGGTCTTGGAGCAGACAACGGACACTGGTGGATCGGAGGTGTCCCACAGGCCGTAGAAGAAGATATGGACGATATTACATACGAAAAATGGATCTGGCTGCGTGTTCTTGAAAACCACAACCTATTCTCATCAACGCCAGAACTGGTACAAGCAATCTATGATGGGCTTGGGGAAACAGTAGGAATAGAACAGGTGGATATGATGACCGGAAAAATTTATGCGGAAAGCACAATTTCATTGACAAACTATTCACTTTTGGATTATTATAGAGACACACCGATAGTGAATAATGAGTATATGTTTGCCTATCCGGCAACAACCAAGATATCAGAAAAGGTAAAGGTATAGGAGGATAAATGACAATACCAAACAGAACAGTAGCAATTACAGGGGTATTCGCAGAAGACGCATTGACAACGATTCCTGCTACACCAGTTCCTGGAACAAGCTATCGTGATACAGCCATGACGACAACTGCCGTGAGGGAAGGATGGGCATACAAAACAATCGTGGATTCTGCCCAGTTCAACCAAGCGCTATTTGAATACTCAAGCGTGACAGCGCAGGTGGAAAAATACGGATTTTTGCCATGGTCCAGCCTAACAGACTATGTCCAAGGATCTGTATGTTTAGGAAGTGATGGAGTAATTTACCAAGCTAAACAAGCAACAGGACCAAGCAGTACAGCATATGATCCAACAACAAATCCAAGCGTTTGGCAAAAAGTAACTCTTGAAAAGCAGTTTCAACTGTTCCAATTCACATGGTTAGATTATAATCTTCAAGACACAAACTGGATTTGTGCAGACACATTTAGCTGGCAAGACGGGACAGTATATACGAACGCTTATAATCACTTAGTAGATGAGTGGGATGCCGCAGTGACTGAATCTGAAACTATAAATGGAATAACTATTACATATAGACGAGCTGCTGATGGACATAAAATAGTTCCATCTACTTACGAACAGTATGTTATTGATATGTTCAATGCAACTGGCGTTGCTTGGTATTATATCATAGATACCGTAAATCAGAAATTTAAGCTTCCAAGAACTAAATTTGGATTTACTGGATTAAGAGATACTGTTGGGAACTATGTACCTGCTGGACTACCTAATATTACAGCATATGTTGGGGCTGCTGGCAATGTGGGTGCAACAATCTATAGAGATGCTACTGGAGCATTTTATACAGGAAATGCAACTCATTATGCCGCCACTTATGCTGCCGCCACAACTGACCAATTTGATTTAGGGTTTGATGCTTCTCGTTCTAGTGGAATTTATGGCAAAAGCTCAACAGTACAACCACCTGCAACACAGATGTATCTATACTTCTATATTGGACAATTCTCTCAATCTGCCACAGAACAAACAGCAGGAATTACAACAGCACAGCTTAATGCCAAGGTTGATTTAGATGCTGGAAACTTATCATCCGCAGGAAAGAGTACAGTTTCTGGTTTAGGAATGCCAGGCGATTCTTTTGATTCCTTGACTCTTTTGGCTTCGGGACAAACCTATACTTTGACTGAAAATGGATATATTTGTTTGTCTGCAACATTTAGTTCTGATGGATGGTTATATATGTATCGTTCTGCAGGTAGGTATGGGTATACAATAAGGTATGGGGCAAACACTTGGGTAGATTGTTGTTTGTATGGGAAGAAGGGAACACAAATTACAATCCAATATAATGGTACACCTAGCGTTCAGAGTTTTAGGTTTATCCCTGCAGAAGGAGAAGAGTAATGTTAAAAGAATATCTAAAAAAATTTGATTGTCTGTTTGAAAATAACACCTAGGAGGAACAATGTACAAAGTAATTAAAGAAAATAAAATTGTTGGTATTTCTAATGACTATCCGGTACTTCTTGGCGATTATGATGTTATAGAAGATACAGAACATACCTGCGAAGACTATGAACAATGTGAAGGCGAGTATCTTTTAAAAGAAGATGTTCCAGTTGACTATCAAAACGAACAAATCCGTCAGCAACGCCAAGCAAGATACGAAAAAGAATCTGACCCAATTCGTTTAGATTATGACGAAGCGTTGGCCCGTGAGGAAGAAACTGCCGAACAACTAAAGCAAGAATGGTTGGCTTCAAAAGATCGTATTCGTGAAGAATTACCTTATGTCAAGGAGTCATAGGATGTGCGAGAAGGTAGAAGCGGCCTTGGAAGTGGTAAAACAAAGCAAAAAGAGCCTAACGAAAGGAGAAATCGTGATGGTGTTCCAACAAGTCGTCTACGACCTTAACAAACAGGGGGAACGAATGAAGAACCTGGAGAAAAATGTTGAGGATGTAAAATCGGAGCTTTCCAATGTAAAATCTGATGTTCAAAAGATTTTGAGCGTTGTTGAAGAATTGCAACGGGCAAGAAAAGAACACGGTCTCCTTTATAAAATACTTCTAGGGGATAATGCAAAGTACTTCTACTTTACTGTTATGGTTGCATTGGTAGTTTTGGCCGCTCTATTCGGAGTCCCAGCAAGTGAATTTAAAGGAATATTGCCAATGATCGGAGGTTAAAATGGGATGGATATATGCAATTTTGATGGGATTATGGCGTGACTGCTTCGGCAAAGACGGATATAATATACCTGTCTTAAAATGGAGAATCGTTCAACATATCATAGCATTTTTGATGACGTCAGCAATATGCTGGTATAAAGACTTCGCATGGTACTGGTGTATCTGGGTAGCCCTATGGATTCAAATCGAATGGGCTCTAGGACATGGTCCGTGTTATGATCTTGGGACAGGAGAAAAACCAGACGCAAAAATGCTTAAGCGCTACAAAAGAATGGTTGGCTATAAACTGCTTTGCAAAATCTTCCCAGAAGATAAATGGTATACGACAGGATTTGACTTCTGTCTATTGACAATTAGGTACACATACCCATTGCTTCCAATCTGCTGGTTGTTTGGTCCGACGTTCCTAACTCTTGGGTTGCTTATATCAGGATTATATGGACTATACAGGTCAAGCGAATGGATACAACGACACAGACTCCTCGACGTTGAAATATGGGTAGGATTTGTCCTTGGACTGTATGTTGCATTCTTATAGGAGGGATCATGTGGCCATTTAAGAAGAAGGAAAAGAAAATGGAAGAACAAATGACATTAACAAGCGAGTGGATAGATTTTGTTGATCGTGTCCAAAAGCACGAAGGCCTTCGCCTAAAACCATATCGTTGCACTGCCGGGAAACTCACAATTGGTTACGGACGCAACCTGGAAGATGTCGGTATCAGTAAGGACGAAGCAGAAGATCTATTGATAACTGACCTAGAAGTAGCAGAAAAAGAATTGCTTCAATCGTTTCCATGGATGGCGACAATTGGGAAGAAAAGATACTACGTCCTGGTTGAAATGGTCTTTAACATGGGCATTGCCAGATTCAAACAATTCAAAAAAATGATAGAGTATTGCCGGACAGGCGATTATGCCAAAGCGGCGGACGAAGCTCTGGATTCTGCCTGGCACAAACAGGTTGGGAAACGGGCTGAAACATTGGCAAAGGTGCTAAAGGAGGGCTAATGAAATACTTGCTGGTATGGATTCTAACAATACTTCTTCTGTCGGGGTGCAAAAGCACAATCCCGAGCGAAAGTATTGCAACAGGAGTCATAAGCGATTTAAACGCCCACCAGCAAGCAATTTCAATTCTGGACAAACAAACCGCAAAGGAATGTAAAACAGACGCATTTATGGCCAGCTTAACCGCATTAAAAAGCCAGACGGAAAGTATAGCAGGACAGGTTAAAAGCATAACAAACGCCTGCCAAACTGAAAAACGGGTGCTGGAACAAAGCATAACAATCAGGAACATAATCATTGGAACCCTTGGCGCAATAATCGGGCTAATCCTGTTTGTAATAATTAGAAGGAGGTAAAATGGCAGACGATGTGAATTTAATTAGGGGCGATAGCAGCACAGCATTTGGACAAAACCTCATGAGAATAACACTAAGCGACCCGGACGGGCTGCTAAACAATCATACAATCTCAAAATGCGAGGTAAGATTCCATTGCGGCGTAATAAAACAATTTGAAAAGCCAACGTTTCCATTGCTGGTAAACCTGACGAGCGAGGAAAGCGACAGACTCTCTGTTGGGAACAACACAGCGTCATTGGCTTTATGGGACGAGAACGGCCAAAAACTAACGGCCAAAGGCGGCAAGATCATTGTAATTGGAGCAAAGAAGGTGTAAAATGGCAGAATTAGAAGCAAACTTTGAACTTGAAGAACGCTCCGACATTGAAGCTACATTTCAAATAAACGTTGTTGAAAAGGGAGATAAAGGAGATCCAGGACCAAGGGGGCCGGAAGGACCTGAAGGGCCAAGAGGACCAGAAGGACCAGAAGGACCTGCTGGAAAAGATGGTGCTGACGGCAAGGATGGAGCAGATGGAAAAGACGCAAAGATTAACGGTCACAACACGCTAACAATAACAGTAACCGATGGTCTTTCAGGAAGTCAAAGCGGAACAACATACACCATTAGTGGAAGCGCTCTCCAACAACTGATAAACAATATAAACGCACTCATCCCAGAACAAGCAAGTGCAAGCAACCAGCTTGCCGACAGGAACTTTGTAAACAGTTCTATTTCAACCAACACAGCGAACTTTATTGGAACATTTGACAGCGTTGCCGAATTGGAAGCGTACAGCGGACCTCTCACAAATAATGACTACGCTTTTGTTGTTGGAACTGATGACCAAGGAAATACTGTATATGACAGATATAAATACACAGATGCAACAGACCCAGCTTCTTGGATTTTTGAGTATGAGTTAAACAATTCGTCATTTACAGCAGACCAGTGGGCGGCCATCAATTCTGGGGCAACGCCAGAACTTATAGCTCAAATAACCACAAACAAAAATTCAATCGGAACGCTTTCAAGCCTGAATACATCTACCAAAACAGATTTGGTTAGTGCCTTGAATGAGGTAAATACAACAGCAAGCGGTAAGGTTAGCGATGTCCAGGCAAACAATACGAGCCTTGTCCAAAACGGGGTTGCTACAATACCTATTGCACAACAAAGTGGCGACTATGGATTGGTTAAGTTATCAAGTGATTCGGCAGGTATTTCTCTTTCTAACAGTAATACATTACAATTAAGACGAGCAACAGATTCAGATATAGTTAATAAAACACAATTATATCGTCCAATTGTTCCAGGCAATTTGGATTTAGCGGTAAAAAGAGGTCTTGCATATAACGATTTAACTCTATCGGATGCCGAGAAAGCAAGTGCTTGTTCTTTTGTTGGGGCATTGCCAAACAACATCTATGGCGAATCAACTACTGCCGCTGCAACAGTTCAAAAGGAAGTAAGCATACCGTCTATCACTTCATTAAATGCAGGGCAACTGATTATCGTCAAACCAACAGTAACTTCAACGGTAGCTAACTCTACATTAAAGTTAAATGACTTTCCAGCATATCCAATGTTGTATGCGGGAAGCGCAATTACGACATCAACTGACTCTTATGTGTGGTATGCTAATGCTCCTGTGTGGTGGCTATTTGATGGTTCTAACTGGCTATTTGCAGGTCACGGATACGATTATAACACGACTTATTCAACGATGAGCGTTGCCAACATAATTGCAGGAACGGAAACATCTGCCAGACTTATGCGTTCTGACTACCTTAAAAACGGTATATGTGGTGTTGTGACTGCTTATGCTTCTGGAGATACGATTACGCCAGCAGATAAGTATTTATACACAAGCACATCAGACATATCGGCTCTGACAGTAAATGCACCTGCTTCCCCTGATGAAAGATATGTGTCACAGATAAACTTCTCGTCAGGCACAACTGCAACAACATTATCATACCCGAATACATTTAAGGTAATAGATGGTTGTGATGATGTTCAGGTAATAGGTGGGGTCAAGGTTTTTGTTCCTGTGGCAAGCAAACGCTACCAGATGTGGATATTAAATGATGGTGTTAATACTTTAATTTTTGCAAAAGGAGTATAACATGTATGGAAAGTTAGTTGATGGAAAACTAGAACCAGCAAGCACCAAAGCAATTATTGTTGATGGTATGGTAATTACTAACCCAAAAGACGAGGATTACAGAAAAGCAGGATACAAGCTCATTGTAAACAATTCTCCAGAAGATGCTGAAAAAGAATATACGCCAGAATATAAAGAGGAAGAAGATAAAATCATAATCAACTATAAAGAGGTGTAGTATGAGCTTAAAGAAAAAGTTGTTAAACTGTTTGTTCACAGGCACATATGCACCTTGGCTGACTGAGGTTGAGTGGTTGCATAACGATTATGACGCCACCTCAAGTTCCGTTGCATATATTGATACAGGTATTTTGCCTAGTTGGGATGTGCCATTTGAAATGTCTGCCACGATTACAAGGACATCAGCAAACAGAATAATCGTGCTTGGTAACTATTCTGGTAATTTAACGAACTTCATTGAAGTAACTGATGGAGGCAGACTTAGGATTTACCTAACTGCTTCTACATCTACTGACCCTTCATATATTGCTCGTTCTTTTTATACAGATGCATCTACACCAATTCCGTTAAATGTTCCAACAAAGATATGGGTAAAGTATATTCCATTAAATGATGCTGACCATACAATAAAATACGAAATTGGGTTTGAATCATTATTAGATAGTTCTGTAAATGCAACAGATACAGGTTCTTTTTATCGTTATGGTAGTCCTACTTCAGAAAGGACACTTCGTATATTCACTGATTATAGAAGCCCAACTTCTTCCTTTAATGGTGGATTTAAGTTACATCAATTAGAAATAAAACACGGAACGATAAATCGCAGATATGTTTCTTGCTTAGATAAAGAAAATATCCCTTGTATGTATGAACAGATTGGCGGAAAGTTATACTATAACAATGGAACTGGTAATTTTAATACTGGTCGTCATATTACAGAAGTTGAGTGGATAAATCTAACAGGTGCACAACGATTCAATACTGGATTCTTGCCAAATGAATTGTCTACTACCTTAAAAACAACATTTGAGATAACTCCTGATTCGTTGGAGAGGTTTCCATTTGGTGTTAGAAAACTTCAAGGATATGAAGAAAGCTGTGCTATGTATATTGGACCAGTTGTTTCAGGAAGCCCTTATGGTTATTTAAGACTTGACTGGCCTATGAGAGCAGGTAATTCTGCTATGAGATATAATTTAACAGCAGCCACAGAAAAGATTACATTAGAAGCAACAGGTAACTATTCAAATGTGAACGGTCAGGTTCTGACTACAAATACGGTGGTTGATTTTACACATCCCAAACCATTTTATATTGGCAACTGCTACACAGAATCAACTAATTTATTCCAATCTGCTTTTAAGGGGAAGTTCTATGTTGTCAATTTGTTAAACACATACAGCCGAGAAGATTATCGTTATTGTGTGCCAGCACACGATGAAAACAATGTCGGGTTCTTCTTTGATAGAACAAACCACTTTATTATGGACAATGAGGGTCAGAATACTCAAGACATGACATGGGGAGATGAAATCCATTCTGTCGGGTATATTTACGGTGGCTATCCTAGTTCATTTAAAACATTAGGAACTACATTTGCTGCACATAGATGGGAAACAGATATGAAAGC